GTTTATAATATTTAGTGCTACAAATATAAATACTTATTTTTTAAAAATAAAATTTTTTTTAAAATAAATATAAAATTTTATTGGAAGAATTTAAAAGAATTTAAGATAGAAAAATTGAAATTTTTAAAAATATAAACCGAAATAAATAAAATTTGATAAAATCTGGATTTATGAACAAAATAACAAGATGATAATAATTAAGACAAATCTTCTTTTCAATTATTTTTTAGTATTTATTTGAAAAACAATAAGGCATTGTTTATAAAATGAAAAATAATAATGAAAAATAAAATAATTAAATAACATGGCAGAATTTGTATTCACCTCACCGGGTGTAAAATTTAAAGAACGTGATTTAACGTATGTTGTACGTAATGTGGGAATTACCTGTTTGGGTCTTGTAGGAGAAACACTTAAAGGACCTGCTTTTGAACCTGTATTCGTTCAAGATTCAACTCAATTCACAAGCAGATTTGGTGGACAAAGCACACAAAAACTTTCAAATGGAAATCTCCAATATCAATTACCATATGTTGCCAACTCATATCTTAGTGAAACTAATCAACTTTGGGTAACCAGAGTATTAGGACTTAGTGGATATGATGCTGGAAATGCATGGGCAATAACATTAAGTGCTGGTGTTGACCCAAGTACTGTTGCATCAAGTGGAATTCCTGTTGTTTCAACCCATACATTTACAAATAACCAATATTTGGGTGTCGCATTGATGTATCAGGGTCAAACAGGTACGTATTCTTCAGGATTTACTAAACATCTTGGTAATACATTTACTGAATATGTACACACATTTACTGCAACTACATTGAGTATGACTGGAAGTGGTACAACTAGAGATAAAGTAACATTATTTACAGGTACTTCATATAGTCAATATGAAAATATGGTGTTAGCTGTAATTAGAAGCAGAGGTACTTCAATAATTCAACCACATAGTACTCAACTTACAACATTTGATACAACTATACTTACTGTAAGTGGTAATACTACAAATATTGGTGTTGGTGATTTATTTAGTCAATTTATGCTAAGAGCATATAGTACTGGAAGTACACAATATTATACAGTATCATTAAATCCAAACTCAAGTAGTTTCTTACCAAATGTAATTGGTTCAGCACCAAAAGACAAAAAAACAAAAATTTGGGTTCAAGCAATTTATCCTGACCTTATTCAGAAATTAGATTCAGAAGGTATTGGTTATGGTATTAATACAACATTAATTACTGCCACTTCAAATAATTTTACAAATTATAAAATTGGATTCCAAACACCTGAAACTCCTTGGGTTGTATCTCAATTAATGGGTAATCATGTTAATAGATTATTCAAATTTATTAGTATTTCTGATGGTGATGCTGCAAATGATGAAATTAAAATAAGTATTGTTAATATTAATCCAGACACTTATGAATTTGATGTAGTTGTTCGTGATTTTAACGATACTGATGCAAGTCCAATAGTACTTGAAACATATTCAAAATGTACAATGATTGAAGGACTTAGTAGTTATATTGCACAGAAAATTGGTACTACTGATGGTATTTATAATCTTGCAAGTAAATATATTATGGTTGAACTTGCAACAGATATTCCAAATGATGTATTTCCTGCAGGTTTTGAAGGTTATGAATTTAATGACTATGCAATGTCAGCAACAAGTGACCCAACAACTAATGGTATCCCACCAAAAATTTTCTATAAAACAAAATATAGCGAAACTGATAAAGTAAATAAAGTATTTTTAGGTATTTCTGAACATGGTTATGATAGTACCAATTCAACTGGTAGTGGTATTAATCAGAACTTTTTTAATTATAATGGTCAAAACGGTTTTGTTAAAACAAAAGGATTCCATATGGATTCTGGTGCAACTGGTATATATACTAATGGTACAATATATATTGGTCAATTTGAAGTTGGTGCGGGACAAATACAAACATATCTTGATACCAATGACCCACTAAATCCATATTATAGTATTAAAACAAGAAAATTCACTTTTGTTCCTGCTCGTGGTTTTGATGGATGGGATGTTAATAGAGGTATAAATGGTGAAGACCGTTCATATGGTGATGGTTATCAACAGGGTGGTATATTTAGTGGTCATCCCGGTCATCCAGAAACAATACCAACAAATGATTTTCATGCATGGCAAACAGCAATAAATACATTTTCAAACCCAGAACAAGTTACAATTAATCTTTTCTCAACTCCGGGTATTAACTGGTCAGACCAAAGTATTTTAGTTCAAGATACAATTGATATGATTGAACAACAAAGAACCGATTCATTATATGTAATTGATTCACCAAATATTGATATAAATATAACAAATAATGGTAATACTGGTGTTCCTGATGATGTAGAAGCTGCTCAACAAGTTGTGGAATTACTTAATGATGTTGATATTGATAGTAGTTATTCATGTACATATTTCCCTTGGATTCAAATAAGAGATAATCAAAATAATGTTAATGTTTATATTCCAGCTACTGGCGAAGTTGTAAGAGCAATGGCATTTACAGATAATGTAAAATTTCCTTGGTTTGCACCTGCTGGTTTAAATCGTGGTGTAACTAATGCAATTAAATCAAGATACAAATTGTCTCAAGAAGCTCGTGATATTTTATATGCTGGTAGAATTAACCCAATGGCTGATTTTGCAGAAGCAGGTACAGCAATCTTCGGACAAAAAACTTTACAAGTTAAAGAAAGTGCACTTGATAGAATCAATGTTCGTAGATTATTACTTCAAATTAAAGTTCTTATTGCAAATATTGCTATCAGACTTGTATTTGAACAAAATGACCAAACAACAATTGACCAATTCTTGGCAAAAGCAAATCCTATTCTTGACAGTATTAAGAGAGAAAGAGGTTTGAATGACTTTAGAATTAAAATGGATAATTCAAATAATACTCCAGAAACAATGGATAGAAACGAATTGTATGGTGAAATATTCTTAAAACCAACACGTGCTGTTGAATTTATTGGAATTACATTTACAATTACTCCTTCTGGTGCATCATTTGCTGATGTTGGGGCATAATTTATAATTTTATATTAAAAAGCCATTAAATATATATTTAATGGCTTTTTTTATTTATTTAAAGTATTTATATTTGCATAACCGAATTGGTTAGTAAAAATATAAATTCATCATATATGGCAACAATAGTTAATTTAATTTGCAAACATTGTAATAATATTTTTTATGTAAAAAAAGGAAGGGAAAAACAATTTTGTTCTAAAGATTGTAAATTAGCACATAGAGCACAAGAAGATAATAAATTTTATGTTGAAAAAAAGTGTGAGTATTGTGAAAAGATTTTTAAATCAAAAAAGAAAGAAAAGAAAAAATTTTGTTCATATAAATGCTCTGGTTTAAATAAAAAGAAAAAATCGAAAGAAAATAGACATTGCTTAATATGTAATAAATTATTTATTGAAAGAATAAAATATGAAAGAAAATTTTGTTCTAAAAAATGTAGAGAAATTTGGCAAAGTATTCCAGAAAATAAAGAAATTAGAATTAAAAAGTCGAAAGAAGCGGTATTTAAAAAATATGGTGTTGATAGTACATTTAAAGTTAATAGTATTAGATTATTAGCAACTCATAATATGAAAAAAACATATGCTACGCATGGTAATAAAATTATAAATCGTGGTTTAATAAAAGTTCAACTAAATAGAGATAAATTATTAAAGAAAAGATTTTCAGAAAAAGGATATTCAATATTAGAATTTAATGATGATAATATAAAAGTTTCACATCCTAATGGTCATGTTTTTGAAAACAATAGAAAATTATTAGTAAATAGATTAAATCATGATGTTGAATTATCAACAATATTACAACCAATTGGGTCACCAAGAACAACATTTGAATTAAAAATATGTAAATTTTTAAAAAATAATAATATTAATTATATTCCAAATGATAGAAAAACAATTGATGGTGAATTGGATATTTATATACCTTCATATAATTTAGCAATTGAAATAAATGGACTTCATTGGCATTCCGAATATTATATAAATGACGATTATCATATTAATAAAACAAAAAAATGTGAAGAAAAAAATATTACATTATTGCATTTTTTTGAAGATGAATTACTTGAAAAATATAATATTATTGAATCAATGATAAAAAGTAAATTAGGTATTATTAATAATAAAATATTTGCAAGAAAATGTCAAATAAAAGAAATTAATCCTAAAATAGCCTTCGAATTTTTAATAAAAAATCATATACAAGGTAATGTTAATGCATCCATTAAATTAGGATTATATTATAACAATGAGTTAGTATCTATTATGACATTTGGAAAATTAAGAAACGTTCTTGGTAATAAAATAAAAAATGATAATGTGTATGAAATGTTACGTTTTTGCAATAAACTTAATACTATTGTTGTTGGCGGTGCTAGTAAATTATATTCTTTTTTTAAATTAAAATATAAACCATTTAATGTGATTAGTTTTGCTAATAGAAGATATTCAAATGGTAATTTATATAAACAATTAGGATTTAATTTAAAATATAACACAGCACCTAATTATTGGTATGTTGTTGGAAAGGAAAGAAAACATAGATTTTTATTTAGAAAAGATGTTTTAGTTAAACAAGGATTTGATAAAAATAAAACTGAACATCAAATAATGTCAGAAAGAAAAATTCCAAGAATATATGATTGTGGCAATATTAAATTTATTGATGTTGGAGCATAATTTATAAATTATAAATTGAAAAGACTCACTTATTTAGTGGGTCTTTTTCATTTTCAAGTATTTATATAAAAATAACATAATTTTAAATAAGAAATAATGACAAAAAAAAGTAAAAGGGATAAAATCAATAAAATTGAACAATCCATAGAAAAAACTAAAAAACAAGAAATAATTGAAATAGAAGAAGTTGATAATAAACCAATTGTTGAAGAAAAATCTGAAGTACAACCAGAAATTCTTTTAGATATACCACAAGAAATAATTATTGAGAATAATAATCTTTCAGATGAACAAGTAGCAATTAATGAATTACCAAAAATTGAATTAGTTAATGAACCAATTAAAATAAAAATTGATGTTGCAATAAAACCAAAAAGAACTATTGAAAGTCTTGGTAAGGATGAATTTAGAATGTATCAAAGAACTGGTAGATTACCTGAATAATATAAAATTAATAAATTAACATATATTTCATGTTACCACAATCATATATATAATTATATTGATTTTCTTGCATTATTTCCTTTTCTGTTTTATTTTTATCAAAACCTTGTTTAACCAAAACATCTTTTCTAAATTTAAAACGATAATATCTAATTATTTCATTTTTTTTGAAATACCAATAGTTAGGTTCAGTATTTTTTATATAATTAAATCCTAATTGTTTATATAAATTACCTTGACTATATCTTCTGTCTGCAAATGTTAAAATTGACTTAGGTTTATAATTTTTTGTAAAATAACTTAATAACTTACTTGCCCCACCAATAACACTTGTATTAAGTTTATTACAAAATCTGTACATCTCATATTCACCTTCAATATTGGTTTTATTACCCATTGCAATACGTTTTTTACCAAAAGTTATAACCGACACTAAATCATTATTATAAAACAAACCAATTTTAACCTTAGAATTAATATTACCTTGTATGTGATTGTTATTTAAGAAATTAGAACAAGTTATATTATCAATTTTTTTGATAACACATTTTCTTGCAAAAACTTTATTTTCAACTATACCTAATTTAGATTTAATAATTGACTTGACAATTTCTTTTTTGTATATCCATTCATCTTCAAAGATATGAAGCAATTGTATGCCTAGTTGTTCACATTCTTCAGTTTTATTGAGATGATAATTTTTATCTTTAAATAAATTTGAATGCCAATAAAGTCCATCGAACTCAATACCCAATTTATTATCTGGTAAATATATATCAATTTCATTACCAAACAATATACTTCTATTACCAGTAATATAATTTATATTTAGGGTTTTTAAAAATTCTCTAATTTCAATTTCACCAGTTGAGATACTACCACCCAATGGAAGTAATTTTGTTGACAATTCTGCGTTTGTATTAAATCTATTATTAGCAATATGTCTGGGTGTTTCAAAAATGTGACCATCTGGATGTTTTATTACAATAATATCATTTTCCAAATAATTTAAAACAATATAATTTCTTTGTTTTATTTTTTTTTCAAAATAATCTTTATTCAGTTTAGATTTTTTTTGTTTATTTATGGTTAATGATAATGGATTTTCTACACCATATTTAAGGAAATTATTATCTTTTCTTTTATTTTTTATTATTTCTGATTGGATTGCAAATTCTTTCCCATATTTCAATAAATTTGTTTGTTTTGTTTTTTCTTTAATATCTGGATGTTCAAAGATATTACTAATATTATATTTATTTAGAATAGTATCACTTCTTTTCTTTTTAAAGATATTGAATTTTAATGGTGAATCAACACCATATTTTTTCAAACAGGTTTTTTTTGCTTTTTCAATTCTAATTTTACTAGAATTTTTACATTGTTTTGAACAATATGTTAAATAACCTTCACTAAATATACCTCTCCATTTAATATGTATTCCGCAATTATTACATTTAGGAATTTCAATTATATTATATAAATAATTATATAATTTTTGTGTAAATGGAAAATCATTTGTTTTAAAAAAATTATCATGATAATTGTTAATTAAATCAATCAAACCAATAAATTTAATTAATATGTGTTTTTCTTTTGTTTTATATCCCGAACCATTATTATTTAAAAAATAATTAATTAATTCCGATTTTGATATATTTTTCTCAATCATAGTATTTATAATTAAATTATGTAAAGATAATTTTAAAAATAATAATATTAACGTAAATTATAAATATAAATACTATGGCAGGAGAAATGATAAGAACGATTCCGTTTAAATACGAACCAAAAAGAGTTAATAGGTTCTTTGCGGAATTCTCAGATACAATCGGACTTGAAGTATGGCAAGTACAAAAGTTCAAAAGACCTTCATTAAAAATCAATAGTGTTCCAATTCAATATATGAATGAACAAAACTATGTAGCTGGTAGATATACATGGGATACAATGTCAATTACATTTATTGACCCAATCGGTCCTTCTACTTCACAAATTCTTATGGAATGGGTTCGTTTACACGCTGAATCACTTACAGGTCGTATGGGTTATGCTGCAGGATATAAAAAAGATATTTATTTAAAGGCATTAGACCCAACTGGCGTTGAAATTGAAAAATGGACACTTGAACAATGTATGATTACATCAATTGATTTTATGGATAATGATTATAGTAGTGATGAATTAACAAACGTGGTTTTAGAAATTCAACCTTGGAGATGTATACTTAATTTATAATCAATTAGTTAAGTATTAAAAAGCCACTTAATTGTGGCTTTTTTAATGTAGATAATTCAGCAATTCTATTATTCATAATTAGATTAACATAATATGACCTATCTTTAGCTTCAATTAATTCATATGAATCATTATTATGTGAAAACCAAACAATATATGATTTACCAAGTTTAACACCAGTAATTTTTTCAATAATATATTTATATAAACCAAGTTGTAATGAATATGTTTCTAAATCACAATCTTCTAATAAATATAATTCATTAAGTAAATGTCTTCCTTTATTTTCTTTACTAAATTTTTTATTTGTTTTCCAATCATAAATTTGGAACACTCCCATTTTAATATTATAAAATAAAATATCAAGCATTCCACCAATCAATGATTCTTTATCATATACAATCATTTCAGTTCGAATTGGTATTAATTTATTATGTACATCATTATAAAATTTATCAACATGTTTTTTTGTTATTAAATATTCACTTAATACAGGGTCAAAACCAAATTCATTTAAAATTAATTGTTTTGGATATTCGAATATTTTATTTTGAAATAGATTTTCAGCATAATCATGTATTGCAGAACCTTTAATAGTACCTTTTTTATTTATAAAATTCCATGCTCTTTTAATTATTTCGGGACTTATATTAAATTCATTACCTTTACAATCAGACCAAAATTCTTCATCAAAATCTTCTTGATATTTATGAATTAAAGTAGTTACAGATATTAATTCTTTACCATCAATATAATATTTATGTGGTTCATCATAAAATGTAATATCATTAAATGATGTAAATAATTCATTAGGTATTTGAATATTCATAGATTGTAAAGGTATAAATTAATTAATTAATTACAATATTTTTTTGTAATATTAGGTCTAATTGTAATTGTTCTAATTTATTGATGATAGCTGATTTATCGGCAGGAAGTACTGAATATCCATGTATATGATTAATTATTGCATCTCTAAAAACGTTTAATGCTTCGACAATAATATCCCCTCTTCCAAGTGGATGTCCTTCATTAAATATTCTTGTTCTATCATCAGAAGTTAGTCTTGCTGCTTTAAATTGTGGATTTCCAGTATGTGAAATTATTGCAATTTTATCACTTGTAATTATAGTATTACTATAATAACAAGTTGATGTATTATTTATAGTAGCAGTTGTTGTATTATTTATTGGTTCAAAAACTAAACTAATTTCAGCAGGATTTTTTGTATTTAATTTTAATATGTTATCATTTTCATGTTTACCTGCTCTAATATGTACTTCATTTATTCTTAATATTACATCAGTATTAATTCTACCAATAATTGCAATATCAGTTTTTATTGGAAATACGCCATCAGCATCAGGATATGTTGATGCTGCTTTTTCTGGATTAACTAATGCATAATTTGTTGTAGATGTTGCGGTAAATTTAGAATCAAACCCTATTTTATGTATTTGAGATATGATACTACCTGTCCAAAATCGACTTCTCATTGGAAATTTAATATCTTCAAGAAATACTCTAACTAATTCGCCAATTTGAGGATACTGATAAATAAATCTGGGTATTAATGGATAACACCAAGGTAAATCATTAATATCTGTTGTACGATTATCTAAATCTGGTATTTTTACTTTAATTCTACCACCATCAGCATCATCATCAATACTCATAACTTCACCATAGTATATTGTTCTTTGTGGAGTAATTGTGGGTTGCTGTTGTTTGTTAGGATTACTTGTTTGTATATATGGTTTATTATATGACATATTTATATTGTTATTTTTTCAATTATCACAACATAATTTTTTTCAAGTTCATCTAATAATACAAGTTTTTCATTGATTAATTTTTCAAGCTCTTCTATTTGAAAACTATAATCAACAATTTCTTGCTTTAAAGCATCATGTTTTGTTTTAATATCATTACCTATTTTAAGTAATTCAATTGGCGTATATTTGCTATAATCTTCCATTTATTATTAATTAATTTTGGTAATATTATATTTTGTACCACAAATGGTTCAATATTAATGTCATTAAATTTAATTGCAAATCTATCTTTTCTTTTGGGTTCATAATTAGTTTGTACTTTCATGTTATTTATTGTATTACTCCAAATGCAGTCATTATTATTATTGTTGAACCATACACAGAAACAGGTCCTGATGGTGAAGTGCCTGTTCCTGTGAGAGTTATTCCGGGTGGAACTGCTACAGTAATAACAGCATCCTGTTGAAATGCTTTGATTATTTCTTCAATTCGAATTCTTTCCATAATTTCATCAGGATTAACACCACCTGAAGGTAAAACACCAACAGGTAATCCCGCTTCACTTTTTCTGGCAATAATACGTGATGCAATTTTAGTTGGTGATAGACCGGGACGTAATGGAACACCAATTAATATCATTGGTGTTGGAATAGGTGGCGGTCCACCAAGAGATGAAAGACTTAATACTTTATTAAATCCCCCAATAATTGCATTAATACTACTATAATCAATTGCCATGTTACTTATTTGCCTTTAGTTCTTTAATACTAATCCATTTCCAACCCAAAAACCATTTGGTCATCAGTATCCTGAACCAATTTGGTTTTACAGTTGTTGCGAGTTGTGTGCCTTCTATATCACCATTATCAATGAGATAAACGCCCACAAACTGTTTGTTTAATTTTTGGTCTACTATCATATTATTTATTTAAAATTTATCCTGTTAAACTTGATGCAATATTACTTGTACCAGTTAAACTTAAAATTATATTAATATATTGATTTATTTTTTCTTTAATTACTTTTTTTATTACTGGTGTTAATAATTTTATTAGATATAAAATTGCTAATGCAAAAATAAATTCTGCAACTATTTTTATTATTTCTTTTGCAATACATTTAATACAAATCTTAAATTTTTTCATATCATCCTTTGGATTGCTAATTAATACAACTCCATTATTTTCAAAAGCACTCATTACACCCAATAATACTCTAATTTGTGGTGCAGTAGTTACAGCTAATAACATTGCCATTGTAATTGCACCAATTATTTTTTGAAAAAATCCATCTTTTATTGTTTGTTTATTTTCTGTAGATGTTTCTGTATTATTACTTTGGTCAATTGTTGCTTCTACGGCATTACCAACTGCAAATGGGTCAGTTGACCCAGATATTGATGAAACTAAATTTTTAAAATCATCATACGATAATTGTGCTGGCATAATACCACAACCCATATCATAATTTACAACACCATCAACCATTTCACGTGCTTTTTGAAGTAAATCTGCATAATCACTTGGTGAAATTGTAAATGAATCATCATCATTTAATAATTGTTCCAACATTTTTTGAATTTGTAATTCATCGTATGTTTGTTGTATTGTTTTATTTCGTTTATTTGTAAGTGTACCATAAATACTATCCATAGTATTACTTACAATTTCTTTCTGGTCAAGTATTTGCGCATTATCAATATAATTACTAAAATAATCACCAATATTTGAACTACTACTATTATGGGGTTTTATATTAAAACTATCTGATGTTGCATTATAATTAATTGTCATATTATTATATGGAGTATCAGTACCAGAATTTAAAATAGCATCATGTGCTGAACTATCAAAATTTGGAGTAGAAGTATTATATAATAAACTACCTTCACTTGAATTTTTATCAACTTTATATTTACCTGTGGTATCAACATTTTTTACTGGCATTATAACACCGTCTGATGCATATGTTGATGGTAATGCATCCCCAGAATTTGAATGTATAAATTGTTTTTTTAGTGCTGTTTTTAATTTTGGTTCTGAATTACCAACAACTTTTGTAAGCATTTGTCCCACCACTAATTTTAACGCTTCACTACCAGCAACAGTTTTTAATACATCAAGTAAAAACGGAATTATATCTTTTTTATTATTAACAGATGGATATAAATCAGTTGACCTTGGTGTTTTTTGTTGTTGATTTAATGAAGTATATGCACCAATAGTGGTAAAAACACCTCTTTTGTTATCAGATAAACTCATTATTCGTTATTTTTTTTTATTTTCTTTTTTCTCCAATTCATCGGCAACGAATTTAAGTAATTCGTTTCTTCTGTCAGTAGTTACTTCACTCTTTTCTTCTTCTCTATTGCTTTTATAATTATTATTAAAACCACCAACCTTATTATCAAAAACAACTTCTTTTAAATAACGAAGTAACATGATTTTTTGGTCTTGGTTTTTAGCTTCAGCAGCAATTAATTTTACAATTTGGTCACCAATAGCTTGAACTTCGCCACTTTCTTTTACTTTAGTTTCCCATTTTGTAAAAAGTCTAGTAATTTTTGCTTTTATGTTATGAGATTCGTCATAAATTTCTTGAAGTAATTTATTTACGCTTTCTTCATCAAATTTTAATTGTTTACGAGTTGGTCTTGGCATAATTTTATAGTTTTAGTACATATAAATACACATTAATTAGAAAGTGGATTTATCATAAAAATATCAAGAATTCCATTATATTTAAGTTTTTTACTTTCTGGATAATTTATAATATTTATATTTTCAAGATTAACGTCATGTACAATATTTAAATTTTTATCAATAATAACTGCATGTGTTGTGGGTGGTTTATCATTTGGATTATAATATTTAGGTGAATATACACTTGCATAGAAATATCCTTTAACTCCTTCCATATTTTTTAATCTATAAAATTCGGTTCGTAATTTAACAGTTGGTATTCCTTCTCTTTTATTTATTGTTCTATATTGATTATTATTATAAAGACCACCATCATAATTATATCCATATTTATGTAAAAAATGATAAAACGTATTAAACCATTCGTGTCCTAATGTATTAAAATTTGGTACTTCTTCGAGAGATAATTCAAGTAAACTGGCAATTGCTGCTTGCATACAATTACCATGACTTTTATCAATTATTGTTTGATAAATTTTAATCATCCAAAAAATCTGTTTTTTGTAAAAAATATATTTCTTTAAATGGTTTAATGCCTATTCTTATTTCTTTTGTGGATAATCCTGTTTGTTCTTTTAAATATAATAAAATTTTATTTTTAGCAAATTTATTTGTAACTCTTTTATTATATTTTCCTTCTGGAGTATCTTCCATAAATAATACTTGCCAATTTTTTAATACATTAACAATTGCATCACCAACAATAATTTCATTTCTTTTCATTATTGGGTCATTATTGATTTTATCTTCAATTTTGGATATTACAGAATTAATTAATTTCTCAAGTTGATGCTGACTTTCTGTTTCAATTTCATAGGTATATTCAACATTTTGATTAATTTCATCAATATAATCATCAAAAGATAAATTAATTTTCTTTTCAGTATAACTTTTTTTGCTATGGTCTTTATAATAATTTCTAATTATTGTTTGGCAATAACTAAATGCTTTTGTTTTATTTCCCGATTTAGTAATTTTATTTGGATTGAATTTTACCATATGCTCGATTAAATGTGTAAGAGCATTTGATTCAACCTCACTCATATCGTAATTACCAATATGAATGGGATATCGTCTTAATATGGATTGTATCATTTTTTTAAAAGGTTCAATAAGAATTTCATTATAAATTTTATTCTTTTCTTCTAAAGAATTAGAATTTATATAATCTATAACTGCTTGTTCTTCCTTTTCTGCAAAATATGGTACACTAACTTCGAATTCATTTTCATTTTCTTTCATTTATCATAGAATCAAAATAATCAAATTATTTATTCGACAATTAATTTTTGAAGTCTTGACATGTCGATTACTCTATCATTAGAAAAATTAGATTCTTTAGTTGCTGTTTCAAACCAAAATTTTCTTTCATCTACTGGCATATTTTTTAAATAGCTATCAAACATACTACCTTCACGTGTTGATAGATGTTTATAACCAATTTTTGGAATTGTAAATACTTTACTTGCGTTATTTAATGCTCTAAGTAAATATTCATACATAAATGCTAACTTAATATTAGATTTATATTTACCGAGATTAATAAAGTCAGATTTTTTAATTACTGCGCCACTTAATTTGAAATCAGAATATTGTTTTAATGAATTAGCATTTAAATAACCCATTTCGCCATTTTCACCAACAAATTGTTGTGCCCAAACAGTTTCATTTGTTAATTTAATACCCTCATTTTTTTCATTAACTTCAATCATCATGGTTAGAAAAATATCAATTTCTGGATATGTTTGAATATATTTTTCTACATTTCTAAAAAATGTTGTACCATATTCATCATCAAATTCAAGTACTGAAAAATAATTAGTAGTTACAGCATCAACTGCTAAATTAACTTGTGATTGATAATCAGTTTTACCTTGATTTTGTATTAAATTAAATTTAATTTTATCTTGATACTTACGAAGCATAGAATCTTTAAATGGAATAATTTCACCATCAAGATTTAATGGATATACTATAAGTACTTCAGGTAATTCGGTTATATTTTCTTGTTTATTAATAGATTCGATTGCCTTATCTAAAAGACTTGAAATCTGGTCATTATATTCATGTATTGGAATTATTATTGAAACGTTCATGTTTATTTTTATTTAAATTTTATAATTATTTTTATGATACAGCAGGTGGTTCTATTATATTAGTTTCTTGTATTGGTTGTATTACATTCTGAAATAAATTAATTCTTTGTGTTATATAATTAGAATAAATTTCCACTAATTGCTTTTCACTATCGTTTTGATTATATTTAGATGCATTTTTTTCCATTAAATCATATAATTCAGGACTAATATTATCATCTAAAAATTTAACAAGTACATCACCTGCTAATACAGGAAGGTCATAATAATTATCAGTCCATACACCAGCACCTTCAACTGCTTTAATTGGTGTACCATTTTCATCTCTTTCAATCATATATTCAGGCATAATATCTGGTTTTAAACAAATTGGAATTGTGCCAGATTTCATACATTCAAGAGGAAATGTACCAAAACTTGCAATTCTATCAATCCAAACTGCAGCAAAATTGCCTTGTAATCTTTTAGCAAAGTCAACTCTACGCATTGGTTGTGGTGGTTTGCTTTTTGTAACCATTGGGTCAAATGTTACCCAACTATATTGTGGATATTTACAAAAAAATAATTTTACAAATTTTGAAATTTCATTCGCATTTCTACCAATTACTGAAATTATTGGCTTTTGTGGAATATTTGACCTTTCAAAATATTCAGGAATTCCAATATTATATGTTTTAATATTGAATTTTTTACCATAAAATACATCAATCCATTCTTTAAGTGTTGGAGAGGTGGTAATGATATCATATATACCAAATGAAGACCAATCAGTACCCGGAATTAATGAATTAATCATATAATCAACCGATTGTAATAGACCTATTCTTACACAAGGTAAATTTTTAGTTTGTTCCATTACATTTGAAAATACTTCAGGAATTATCATAATATCTTCAGGACCTACAGTAAGTTTAGGGTCTGACATAGGTACATGTTTATGATTTGTAAGTTCTTTTTCAATCCAAACAGGTATAACATAATCACCCTTTTCTACCATAATTATTACTTCATATCCCATATTTTTTACTACAGTGGCATGAAAATAAAGTTCATATACACTTGCAACAGGATTAGTAGATTCAGGTACACAAAATAAAAATTTTGATTTTTTATTTACTATTCTATCTAATGATACCTTAATTTTTTCTATTTTTTCTAATTCAGCAACTTGTGTTGCATTTTTTATTTCTTCACTCATTTTATTTATTTTTATATTTAATTATTTTTTCAAAATATTTGTTATCAATTAAATCTGCAATTTGTAATACTTCTAAAAAACCAGTATAAATATTTTCATTATATGGTCTTTTTAATTTAATTAATTTTTTACCCCAAGGTGTACCTACATTTAAAATTTCAGGGTCAGTAGTAATAAGTACATCAACATCACGCCACATATCTATTGCTTTATCAACAAATTTATAATTTGTAAATCTGCATGATATTTTACTTAAGAAAAAAAGTGTGGGTGGTATACTAAATCTATTTTCAACATTCATTACTATAAAATTTGCAGAATTTGCATATTTTAATAAAAAATTATTAACATGTAAATCCATATTTTTATACATTATTGGTGCTGCACCATGTATTTCAAATAAATAATCCTCATACATAAAACGATTATATACTTCACGTGCTGTTTTTTTTATTTTTTCTTCTTTTTTAAATAATAAAAAGTCTGCAGGTGCTTCACCAGTTTTTTCATCTACTTGATAATCAATTGGATTAACATTTTCTGGTGTTTCTTCTGGTTCACGCATTTCTTTAACTATTTCCTCAGTATCTTTCCACTGATAATATTTAAAAAAATCATAAACATATGGTTGTTTTTCAGGAATTCCTTCTTCACCAAATTCTTGTGCATAAAATCTATCAAATTGAAGCCATTTTGCTCTTAATATTTCGTCAATAACGATACCTATTCTTATTTTACTCATTTTTTTTTCTTTTTTTATTATCTTTTAATATATTTAATTGATATTTGAGATGTTCATTTAATTCTTTCATTAATTCAGTATGTTTTTGAATTAATTCTGATTGTACTATATATATAGGATTAATACATTCAATTCTTGTATCTACTGATTGTGTTGGTATTATTATTATTTCACCTTGAAATGTTGCTGGTATAATTTTTTTTGTAACTTTTTGTGTGAAAGTTTCAATATCCACACTACGAATACCTGCAACACCAATATATATAACTAATATTTTATTTTCAATTTCTTTTTTCATTTTTTATTTAATTCTTTACTTTAAATAACACTAAATTTTCTAAATAGTATCAATTATATATTAATACGTGTTTTATTTAAAAATCTTGAATTATGTTGAAAATTTTTTTCGTAGTATTTATTTACTGAAAACAATAATAAAATATAAAAATTTATAAAAACATGGGAAAAGAAGAAGAATTACAGCCAAAAGAAAGTATTGGTGAAGTGCTTAAAAAATATAAAGAAAAACGTGGTGAAGGTATAATTCCATCACAACCAATATCTAATAATGTTATTGGTGAAATACCAAAAGCACCAACATTTAATCCACAGGAATTTGAAAAAACTATGATGAAAGAAACCGACCCAGATTTAATGACTTCATATGAAATTGTTAAATTACCTTCAAAGGGTTTATTTTATGCTAATCAAATTAATGAAGTTAATGTAGAATATATGACTTCAAAAGATGAGGATTTACTTACAACTCCTTCATTACTTGAAAGTGGTATGGTTTTAGATATGTTATTAAAAAGAAAAATTAAAACTGCTGGTGTTAATCCAGAAGATTTATTACCGGGTGACCGTAATGCAATTATCTTATTCCTACGTAGTTCAAGCTATGGTCCTGAATATACTGTACAAGTAACTGACCCAAGAACAGGTGTTCCTTTTAAAGCAGTTGTTGATTTACTTCAACTCAGATATAAAGAAACTAAAGAAATGCCAGACCAATATGGTTATTTTACAATTGAATTACCAATGCGTAAAAAAATTGCTACTATTAAATTACTTACTGCTGGTGAAGAAACAAAACTTTTTAAAAAATCAGAATCAATAAAAGAAGCATATAATGAAGAATATAGTCAATATAATACTTTAAAATTAAAAGCACATATTGTTGCAATTAATGAAAAATCAGATAGAGCATATATTGATAAATTTGTGGACGCAATGCCAGCACTTGATGCATTTACTATTCGTAGAAAAATAATTGATGTCAGTCCAGATGTTGATATGTCATATGAATTTATTGCTAAAGATGGCTTTAAATTTACTGCAAATTTAGCAGTTGGTATTGATTTTTTTTTCCCCAACACTTAGCGGGTGAGTATAAAAAAATGGTTAATGAAGAGATATACATTTTAACCAAACACGCTAAGTTTCAAGCAGATTATATCGAGAATCTACCAATATATCGTAGACGACATTTCTTATTTTTATTACAAAAAGAAAATGAAGAAATTGAAAGATTGCAAGAACAAGCAAGAAATAAAAACAATTTTAGACCAAGAAAATAAAAATCTTGGTCTTTGTATTTATATTATATAATATAAAATATTATTATGGCTGATGATAGTAGAACAAAAGCAATGAAAGAACTCCTTAATTTAACTAAGGAATTGCAAACTACATATAAAAGTAATTTAGATATTGAAAAACAAGTAGCTGATTTACAAGAAAGAAGAAGTGAAAGACAATCTCTTATTAATCAATTACAACAAAATTATAATGATTTAAATAATCGTCAAAAAGGTGTTTTAAATAATTTAATTAAATTACAAAATACTGAATACGATACTTTAAAAAAATTATCAAAACAACAACAATTAATTAATGAACAACTTCAAAAAGAAATAAAAGCCAGAGAAAAAATTGTTGATTTAGCAAGTGGATTAGCTTCTGCTTTAAAACAAACTTGGACTTTTTTACAATCACAAGATAAAAATATTAAAAGTACTATTCTTAATCTCGGAATGTCAGGTACTAAGGCAGATATGATGAGAGATTCATTTGAACAATCTGCTGGTTTTGTTGCAAGATTAGGTGGAAGCCTTGAAGATGTTCAAGGAATAATGGAAGGTTTTGCTGATGAAACTGGTAGAGCACGTGTTTTATCTTCTAATATGGTAAAAGATATTACAATGATTGGTAAAGGTACTGGTCTTGGAATTGAACAAGCAACAAAACTTGGTGCTCAATTTGAAATAATGGGTATTGATGCTAAATCAACAATGGATTATGTTCAAGGTGTTGTTGATACTTCTGAAAGAATGGGTGTTAATACAACTAAGGTACTTAAAAATATAAGTGATAATTTTAAAAAATTACAAGGATATACTTTTCAGCAAGGAGTAAAAGGTTTTGCTCAAATGGCAGAATATGCTGAAAAATTTAAAATTAGTATTGATGGTGCATTAAATGCTGCAGATATGGGAAGAACACTTGAAGGTGCGATTGGTATGGTGGCACAATTACAAGTAATGGGTGGTCAATTTGCAAAAATGGATATGTTTGAAACTTTATATTTCGCTCGTAATGACCCAGCCAAATTACAAGCAAAAATTGCTGATTTAACTAAAGGTATTGCTACTTTAAGAAAAAATATTGATGGTACATTTCAAAAATTTATTAGTCCTGCTGATATGGATAGACTTACCCAAGTTGGTAAAGCATTGGGTATTAATGCTGATGAAATGAAAGCAATGGCTTTAAGACAACTTGATATAAGTACAATGGCAGATAAATTACAAGGTATGGGTTTAACTGACCGTGAAAAAGAACTTATTCAAGGTGCTGCATTTTTTAACACTACCACAGGTAAATATCAAGTTCAACTTGCTGGTCAAATGCGAGATATTAGTAATTTAACACAAGACCAAGCTAAAAGTTTTGTTAAGGAAAGAGTTAGTTTAGAAGAACGTGCAAAACAAGCACAAACATTTGATGAAGTATTTAAAGCAACAATTAATGAATTAAAAGCAGCATTATTACCAATATTAAGAGGTATTAATACAATATTAAAACCAGTTGCTAATATAGCTGACTGGATTGGTGATTTTACTAAAGGTTCTAGTGGTTGGTGGAAAGCAGGTTTAATGTTACTTGCTGCTGGCGGTGCATGGAAAATAGCTTCTATTGGAATTAAAAATAGTATTGATAGTTTTATAAAAAGTGGTATTGGTAGTAAAATTACTAATATTGGTAAATTTGGTAAAGGTGGTGGACTTACTGAAGCAGTTGAAGGTGGTGCAGGTAAAGGCATAAGCGGTGGTGCTGCTGCTGGTATTGGTGCTGGTATTGGAATGGGAGCATTAGGTGTTGGTGCTGGTATTGGAGTTGCTGCTGTTGGTATTAGTAAACTTGCTGATTCTTTAAGTAAATTAACACCAGAAAAAGCAAAAATATTAAAAGATATTGTTAAATCATTAGGTTGGTTTGTAATTGGTGGTGCTGCACTTGCTGCTGCAATAATTGCTATTGGTATGGCAGCTACAATAAGTACTGAAGGATTAGGTATGTTAGCTCTTGCAGCATTAGGTATTGGTGCTGGTATTGGTATTGCTGCTGCTGGTATTGGATTTATGGCAATGGGTTTAGCAAAACTTGTTGAATCATCAAAAGGAGCAGGTCCTGCTATGTTAGAAGTTGGTGCTGGTATTGCTGCTATATCATTAGCAATGATGGGATTTACTTTTGGTGCGTTAGGATTTATTACATTTGCTGCAACTATGCATACTATAGCAAAACATGCTGATGCTCTTGTAAAAGTAGGAGAATCATTTAAACAAATAAATGCTGTAATGCATGGTAGTAAAGATGATTTTATTGCAGTTCAAAATGCAGTTGAAAGTATATCAAAAATGAATACTAAAGGTGGTGGTATGTTAGCTGATTTAGCAACACTATTAAAATCTCCATTAAAAGTTGAATTTGCTAATGGTGGTCAAGTTACATTACAAAATGATGTTACATTAAATCTTGATGGTGATAAATTTATGCATAAAGTTTATAATACAGTAATAGCAATTGATAAACAACAAGCATTAAAAACAGGTAAAGCAGGAAAATAATATTTATTTTCATATAATTTATAAAAAGTCTTGATTATTAAAATAAAATATTATAACTTTGACAAGTTTTTTCATTAAACTTCTACGAAACTATTTTAGTTAAATTAATTAATCACTCAAAAACTCTTTCTTTTAAATAAAAGAACAAAATTATAATATTTATTATTAATTTTTTCAAATCTAATAAAAATTTAACAACATAGGATAACTATGTTCAATTATTTTCATAATTGAAATTAGTTTCATAATTATTAATTTTATTTATAAATAAAAAATATTTCACCCTCAATTTTATTTTAAAAAAATAAGTAATTAATCTTTTATAGATTGGGATAGTTTTCACCAATGTAAAAATAGATATTATAAATTTATTCTACAAGTATTTATTTAAAAATAATATTAATGGCTGATATTAATGGAAATTCAAGGTTACTTGTAAGTGGTGAACAATTTAGAAATCAATTAATACCACGTAATTTATATAATCTTGATAATGAATATGAATCAACAGATAAACTTTCACTTAGAAATAAAAGTAAGGTTGCAGATTCTATTGCCAGTATTTTAAGTGTAATACCACAATATCAACATTTTAATATTGAAAATAGTTTATTATTAAGAGGATTTTCAAATACACCATTAACTGAAATTGGTACAAGAATGTTGGGTCAACAAATGTTTTATAATTCAGCATCACATCTTGCACAACAAAACCTTCCAACAGTTAATCTTTCAAATGTATTAAAAGGAAAAAGTCCTTTTGAAAAAAATATTAATAATACAATTACAATAAATAATCAAGATGATAAAAGTCTTTTAGATAAAGCGGGTGGATTTATTGGTAAGATATTTTTTAATACTGATGCTGTTGGTAATAACTATCCTTTTAAACCAAGTTTACATACTACAGGTTCAATTGGTTCAACAAATGCTGATTATATAAAAAATACTGGTAAAGGTCAATTAACGTATTTTTATCAAGGAATAAATTTAAATGTTTATAAACAAATCGGACCTGATGATAGTAGTTCAACAATTCTTCAAAATGGAGTTGATATTAAACAACCAATTCAACCAGTAAATAACATTATTAATAATCGAATATTTTTTAATTTTAATAATAAAAATGCATATCCTTATTTAAAAAAACCAAGTAATGTTTTTATTCAAAGTTCTATTGATTATGCTAATAATGATGAAAAAACCGCATATTCATATATAACATTAGGAAATACTATTCAAGAATATGCTCCAAATTATGATTTTATTTATAAAAATTTTGGTACAGCAAATAAATCTACACTTAAAGAAGATATTAATAATTTTGTTGATAATAAATCAGATATAACTACTGATGATATTGGAGATAAATTAGTTTGGGGTAGAGATGGTATTAATGATGACAGTAAAAGCTATTTAGCTCAACAACATGGTAATGCTGATGATGAAACAAATAATTTAAATTCAACATCAAATATTATTGATTATCGAATAAATGGTGGATTATTAGAATATACAAAAAATTTATTAAATGCAAGTTCTGGATATTTTGTTGATATTACAAGAAAAGTATTTAAAGAAAGTAATAATGAAATTATTGGTTTTAATGGTTCTCCATTATGGCAAGCAAATAATAGTAATTATGCAAGTGAAAGTAAAATAGCTGGGAAAACAGGTATACGTCAACATACAATGGTAGACCAGTATGATAGATTTGCAAAAACAATAAGATATAAAGGAAATATTGTTTATGGTGGTAATCAAAATTCAGTTATTTATAAAACTGTAATTCCAAAAATTCATCCAGAATGGGAAACTAATGATAATGGTAATCCATTTCTTAATCCTAAAAATATGATGTTTAGTATTGAAAATCTTGCAATAGTTGCAATTCCAAATGATAGTTATGGTATTATTGATGATGAATGGCATTCTATAATACCATTAAGTGAAGTTGGACCGTTTAAAGGACGAATTATGTGGTTTCCACCATATGATATACAACTTAATGAAACAGCAAGTGCTAAATATGAATCAACAGTAATGGTTGGTAGAAATGAACCAATGTATAATTATATGAATTCAGAAAGAACTGCAACACTTAGTTTTACATTACTTATTGATTATCCAGAACAACTTAGAAATTATCAAGGTGAAAATCAAAATAAAAATATTGCTGATTTTTTTGCATTTGGCGGTAATGAATTAGTACCTCAAAAAACAGTTGAAGATTTAGAATTATCATTAAAACAACTTCAAGATAAAATTACTCAAATAACAGGTCCGACAAAACAAGCCGATGTTGCACCAATATCAGCACCAGAGATAAAAATATTTTTTCCTAATGATATTCCAACTGATGCACAAGTTAATACTGTTATTGAAGATATGTATAATAATCCACTTCATTATGAAATTAGAGAAGGTTGTATTTCAGAAAAAGATGGTAATGGTTTTGGATTAAATGATAGTAAAAATGGTGGTATTTATGAAGTTGTTGGACTTAGTGCTGATACAGAAAATAGAACATTTGTTCTTACTGGTAGTTCGATTCCACAATATAATATATCTAATAAAAATAATTCATTAAATAAAATATTATCTGATGTATATAGTAATCCTGAAAATAGAAAATATTATGATATTATAATTGATGGTGGTTCATCTAAATTATATCAAGGTAAAGATGAAGCTGCTTATAATAAAGCACTTGGCGATAGAAGAATTGCAGCAGCAAAACATTTAGTTGAGGAACGTTTAAAAGCGATTTTTAAAGTAAGTTTAAATGAATTAGGAATCAATATTGTGTCAAATTTAAGTAGTGGTAGTGCTGACGGTAGTGCTGAAGGTGCAACAGTAAATGGTATAACTTTAAAAACTGTGAAAGAAGAAAGACGTGCATCAATTAATATTAAAAAAAATAATAAAAATATTGAATCAAAAAAACAAATACAAAATACAAATCAACAACAAGATGTCCAAAAAATAAAAAATGAAATAGCAGCGACTGAATATTTAATTAAACAATATAATAATCAAATTATTCCAAATGATAATATTTTTGCAACAAGAGAAAAGGCAATATTGAATGGTTTTGAATCAATAATTAAAAATAATTATTATCCAGCATTTCATACACAAACGCCAGAAAATTTTCATAGACGTTTAACTTTTTTACAGCAATGTACAAGACAAGGTTCTGCGAAACAATTTATTCCTGAAATTGATGCTGCAGGTACATTAAGAGCCAGAAATTCTGTTTTTGGTAGACAACCGATTTGTATATTAAGAGTAGGTGATTTTTTCTATACAAAAGTTATTATTGAAAATGTTACTTTTGATTATAATGAAACTACTTGGGATATGAATCCGGAAGGATTTGGTATGCAACCTATGATGGCTAAAATCACATTACAAATGAAGTTAATTGGCGGTCAATCATTAGAAGGACCTATCGATGCATTACAAAATGCAGTATCATTTAATCAATATGCAAATTCAACATTTAGTAAAAATGGCATGTATGCACGTCCTTCAAAAGTTTCAGCAGCGCAAATGAGTTATAAAAATGGTATATCAAATGATGTTCCAACAGCAAATAGTTCAGATGCAGTAAATAAAACATTACAAACACAAAATACACAAGGAAAATAATGCCATACAAAGACTATGATAGATATTCAATTTTAAAAAATTCAGATGGTACAATAGATTCTATGCCATTTGTAAATTTGCCTGTTAATTCTAGTGATAAATATGAATATTGGACTCCTTCAAGTAGATTGGATAAAATATCTCAAAAATATTATGGAAATCCTTTTTATGATTTTATAATACTTTACGGAAATAATATATATGCCAATGAATTTGATATTCCTGAAGGTGTTTTAATTAGAATTCCATTTCCACTTAATAAAGCAATTGCAGATTATGAGGCAATATTAACTGCATATAAAAATAATTAAATAAATTATTATAGGTCTTTTGCATGATAATTATGAATGTTTCTCATCTTTATATATTCCACAAATACATGGAATATTGAATTTTATATCATTATTTTTTAATATAAAATTAATTACATTTATTGGAAATTTTAATGGGATTTCAATAACAAAAATTCCTTTATATTTTATATGAGTAAATTCTGGATAACCTTTATGAATAATGTTTTCACAATCATTTGATGATTTTAAATATTCACACATTTCGGGAGATGCTAATATTAAACGAATATTATTTCGATTAATATTAATAAATTGATTTAATTTTTCAAAATTATTTTTATTTTTATTTAAAAATTTTAATTCATGTGTTTGATTATCTTTCATATGATTCTAATTTAGATTAAAAAATTTTTTCTATGTGAGCAAATATACAAAATTAAATCAATTTAACAAACATTTTTTATTTTTATTTAAAAAGATTTAATAAAAATATAACTGCTTTTATTTTCTTTCAACACATAATATTCTCCGTCATAATTTTTAATTGATGATTATTCAGATATTGGATTACATTTAGTATACATATTTTCAAAAAATATTTGGTTAATTAAAACAAGACTTTTAGTA